GTTTAGGCTACCTGCCTAGCGCTATATGGTTGTATCCAGAGAGGTGATTCCTGTGGTAGTTAAATCATCGTACGAAAGCCTTGGGCTCAAGTACGAAACTCTCACAGGAGGTGCATGGGTGTCGCATGACATCGGTGTTGCCAACTATTACACACAGGAGACCTTTAATCATTTTCCTCTTAATACTGAGGTGGATGACGGAGGTCCATGGCGTATGATCTCACATAGAGAGTACGTCGTGCCTGGGCTCTTTCCGGGTTATTACTCGGATTATGGACTCAGAGGCCAGTATGTAATCGGTGACCGCACGGGCGGGAGTAATCCTCTTACGCCTTCCGGTTATGTTAGTGATTTCTCGCTATATGCCAGCGGTACTACTGCTGTTGCACGTAGCTTGCCCACTAACCCTGCTTTCTCGCTCTCCACCGCAATTGGTGAGGCTCGAGAAGGCATGCCGGCTTTGATCGGAACCCAGTCTTGGCGAGCGAGATCGCTCAAGGCCCGCGAAGCGGGCGGCGAGTATCTCAATTACCAATTTGGCTGGCTTCCCCTCGTGAGTGACATCCGAAGCTTTGCTTCGGCTGTAAAGAACTCTCACGACATAGTGCAGCAGTATCGTAAAGATTCTGCTGCTAAGATCAAGCGCAGTTATCACTTCCCGAATCAGTCTCAAACGCAGGTGTTTGATGGGAGTTTCTTTACCTCTCCATCTGACTGGTTTGTGACAGGGAATGAGGTCCAAAGAAAAACCACAGATTTGTGGTTCAAGGGTTGCTTCAAGTATTTTTTAAACTTGGGCAATTCCACTTTGGATAAATTTGATAGATACCACTCCTACGCAAGTAGGATCCTGGGTATTGACTTAACCCCGGAGGTACTATGGAACCTCGCTCCTTGGAGCTGGGCGGCCGACTGGTTTTCGAACACTGGTGATGTATTACACAACATCAGTGCTCTTGGCCAGGACGGCCTGGTAATGCAGTACGGTTACATCATGTCTCACTCTCAACTCATAACAGAGCGGAGTGGTACAGTTGTAAAGTTTGGATCCTCTTGGGATCCTCACCCCGTTTATCGTCGCATGGTTGATGAAACCAAGCAGCGGTTGCCTGCAACACCCTACGGCTTTGGCGTTGACCTGCATAGCTTAACTGCTAAGCAGGCTGCCATTCTTACTGCGCTCGGGTTATCCCGAACGTAGTATCCACGATGCCTTGTCAGCATCTCATGGTCGCGTTTGCGATCCCATACCCTGCCGTTTGGCAGGTTTAAGGAGAAGTGCCCTATGGGGTATTCAGATCCCC